CAGCAAAACAATTGGCTAAAAATCTAGGTGTTAAACTGGTACGCTTTGATATGAGTGAATATATGGAGAAGCATTCAGTATCCAAACTGATTGGTTCACCTCCAGGCTATGTTGGACACGAAGACAATGGTGGTCAGTTGATTACTCGTCTGCAGGAAAATCCAAACTGTGTACTGTTGCTGGATGAGATTGAAAAAGCACACCCTGATGTGAGTCAAATTCTTCTACAGTTGATGGACAATGGCAAGGTAACTGGATCAAATGGCAAAGAAGCAGATGCTCGTAACTGTGTGCTGATTCTTACAACTAATCTTGGCGCTGCGCAGACTGAAAAGAATTCAATCGGATTTGGCAGTGAAGATGATCGTCAGTACGAAGACACAGAGTTTAAGCGGTTCTTTGCTCCAGAATTCCGCAACAGACTTGATGGTGTAATTACGTTTGCCAAGTTGGGCAAAGAGACTATGATGAAGATTGTTGGCAAGTTCTTAGTGGAATTGAAGAACATGGTCACAGAAAAGGACATTACCATTGATGTAACCAACGAAGCGTTAGATTATCTTGTAGACAAGGGATTTGATCCTAAGAACGGTGCTCGTCCTCTACAGCGTGTTATTGACAAAGAAATCAAACGTCCACTGAGCCGACAGATGCTGTTTGGAGATCTAAAGAATGGTGGCAGTGTGATCATTGATTTCCGTGATGATGAACTGAAAATAGACGTAGTATCGGAAGTACAGAATGAAACAGCGTGACACAACCAAGCTGTTTTACAACAAGTATGCTTACAAGGTAATTATAAAAAACGAGCTTACTAGTATTTTTGGTTCTTACAATTCAAAAGATCATGCCAAACTGACGTTGGAAAAATTAGCAAAGGATCTTGCTGAAGGAGTAACTCTAACTATACCAAGATGGCGCGGTGATATTAGAGTCAATGTTAATGAATATCACCGTGCCCGAGATGTCTACGATCTACTACAGACCTATCCTGAACACAGAGTAAGAGCAGAATCTCACTACAGTTTAACAGTGTACACAAACACTGTTGAACTGGTAGATCTGCTGGAAACAAAGTTAGCACATCATGTAAAGGAAATATATCGTCCCAAAGAAGGTGTATTGGAATTTCTCACTGCTAACATAGAAACTGCTATTATCAAAACACCAATGCCCTATGAATTTAGGCTTTATTTTAACGGTACTGATATCGATCCAAGTTTCGCTAACTGGCTAAAAGCCAATACAGATAAAAGTCGTGTTGGTTCTTGTACTCTGAGAAATATTGAAACTGGATACTATGCTAATGGTAACTATTTTTACATAAAGAACGAAAAAATATTGACTATGATTCGCATGTTGGTGGGTCACAATATCCGCAAAGTAGAACGATTGGTCTACATTGAAGATATTGATAAATAATTGTATGCCAGCAAACAGTGAAAATATATTATCAAATCAAACACACGTAGGTGACAGCACTGTACAGTCTGTCACCGGAGAAAAGTTCAAGGGTGACGGTTACTACGGTCGTAGTGACGGGGTCCACACAGTACAGTATTCATTTACTGGCTTTTCGGGAACCATAAACATACAGGCTACTTTGGCCTTAGATCCTGTTGAGGAAGATTGGTTTACAGTACATTCATATACTGCTCAAAACGAAACTGACAGTAAAATCGCAAACTTTACAGGCAATTACATTTGGATTAGAGCAGCACTGACTTATACAGATGGTAATTTAAACAGCGCTGTATTGAATCATTAAGGTAGCACGATGGAACATTTTGTAAGAGTAGTAATGGAAAAACGTGAAGGCGCACAGTTGTTAGACGAAAGCGTATTTGCCAAACAAGAAATATACGAAACTGAACAAGGTGCTACTGTTTATGAAATAGCACTGCCGCGAAAACTGTCAGAATCAGAAGCAGACGAATATGCTGAACGTCTAGCAAACTATATGTTTGAACAGGGACACGAAGATTTTGATATTGAAATATCAACAGAAGATCAAGACCTAGATGAAGAAACCTATGAAGGCGATGACTTCTTTCTAGAATATGGTGTTATGTGGTTTAACGAAGACGATGATTTAGACGAGGCTGAATATCAAGGTCGTAAAGTACCATTAGGTAAACCTACACGTAGTAGCGACGGTCCAAAGAAATTCCATGTATATGTCAAAGACCCAAAGACAAAGAATATTAAAAAAGTAAACTTCGGCGATCCCAACATGAAGATTAAAAAATCTAATCCTGCGAGACGTAGAAGTTTCCGTGCTAGACATAACTGTGATAATCCAGGGCCTCGTACATCTGCGAGATATTGGTCGTGCAGGGCCTGGTGATGCATTACATAATCTATAAAATAACTAACCAAATAAATGGAAAATATTACATCGGTAGACATGCTACAAAAGATGTAAATGATTCCTATATGGGTAGTGGTATAGGTATTATAAATGCTATTAAAAAATACGGCAAAGAAAACTTTACTAAAGAAGTTATTGCAGAAGCAGAAAGTGCAGATGCATTATGGGATTTAGAAAAAGAAATAGTTAACAAAGACGTAGTTAAAGACCCAATGTCTTATAATAATGCATACGGCGGCAAACATTACTTACATGGATTAAAACAATACGACTACGATGCTTTTATTCAGCATCAAACAAGAGCATCTGCGCTAGGACACAAAAAAGGATACAACAAAGCAAAAGAAAGTAACTTTCATGCTTTAGGCGGATCTAAAAGTTCTCGTATGCGTAGTGAGCAATACACATATCGTATTACTACAAATGCAGGTGAAGAATATATTGTAAATGGTTTAGAATTTAAAGAACTGTGTGCAGAGAAAGACTGGAACTATAATACATTGCACTGGAAAAAGAGCATAGGAAAATATATCAGCAGAGGTAAGCATAAAGGCTTTCTAGTAGAACAACTAAGTACATACAAGGAGGCTGCATAATGGTGAGATTAGTTGAATTCGAAAAAACAGAAGTACCGTTTGACGTTGTAGAAGATGTAGCCATCTATATGCGCAACGATCCTATGATCTATCGTAAAAGTCTTTTTCCTGCTATTGTACAGATGAAAGGCATTCATGACCGTGGCAACAGTCCGGAGGCAGAAAAGTGTCTAGGTGAAGTAGTTGACAGTGCTATGAACAGTTATTGTGATAAATTTAAACTGGGTTCGCCGAAAAATGTCTTTAAAAAGGGCGACAGAGAATCTATAATTAACAAACTGTTTTCAGAAGAACTTACACAGATACGCAGAGGAACATACTGATGCGTTTTTTAGAATTTCGCAGCATACCCAGCAGGAATATACTAACTGAGGCTGCTAGAGTAGGCCGTGAATATCAGCATCTTGAGGATCTAGTATTTGTAGACGGCGCAGATGGCGCACAAGAAGCAGCGGACATTTTAGAAAAACTAGGCAGCGATTCAGGTGATGTGGCTATTAAGTGGGACGGTAATCCCACTGTGTACTGGGGCAGAGAACCCACGGGCGAATTTGTATTGGTAGGCAAGAATGGTTGGGGCAAGCGTAAATCAACAGACGCAGATGATCTAGCAAACTTTATCAAAAGTTCAGGACAAGGCGAAGACTGGAGAGAAAAGTTTGGCAACGATATGGGACAGATTTTTCAAATCATGGAACGCAGTACACCTAGTGATTTTAGAGGCTATGTGTTTGGTGACCTACTGTATCATCCCGGCAAGCCTTATCAAGAGACAGATGGTAAGTTTGAGTTTACTCCTAACCTAGTAACATACACAGTGGACCAGCGCAGTGAACTGGGTCAGCGTATAGCAGGCAGCAGTGTGGGTGTTGCGGTACATGGTAAGTACGAAGAATTTGGAAGTAAAAGCGGCGAGCCTATATCAGAAGTTGACGAATTAAATAGTGATGCTGCGGTGGTACTAGGGCAGACCTATGTAACACATCAACCCAATATTGATGTAAGCGAAGTTAAAGAAATACGTGCTATGGCAGAACGCAACGCACAAGCAATAGACAGTTTCTTAGAACCACAGCAGGGGCTAAGTGATATGAAGAATATTATCTATACCTATGTAAACCAAATGAGCCGCAGTCGACAATTAAAGAATTTAGAAAATGGATTCTTTGACTGGTTGACCAGTTCAAAGGTAAGTGCTCCGAAGCAAGCGAAAATCGTTGCTCTAGCAGAGAGCAACCCTAAAGCATTGCCCGCAATATTTGGTCTGGTTAGAAAGATTATGGCTGCTAAAGATCATGTTATTGATCAACTAGATTCAGCAGATGCCGACGTTACTGCTACAACCAAAGGCGAAAAAGGTGGCGAAGGCTATGTTGCGCTGGGATCAAAAACCAAACTAGTGCCAAGAACACGCTGGCAGCCGAACTAAGGAACAACTATGTTACTGAGACAATTATTTGAAGCAAAAGCAAGACGTATAGTAGCAGTAATGCCAGGCGGGTTCCATCCTTTCCATCCTGGACACAAAAGTTTATATGACTGGGCCGTAAAAACATTCGGACAGGCAAATGTTTACGTAGCAGCAACTAACGATACTAAAGCAAGACCTTTCCCGTTTGAAGTAAAAAAGAAATTAGCAGCAATGGCAGGAGTTCCTGAAAGCAACTTCATGCAAGTTAAATCTCCGTTTAACAACAAGGAGTATGCAGAACTACTTGATGCAGATACAGCACTAGTATTTGTACGCAGTCAAAAAGACAAAGCCGTGCAGCCTTTACCAGACCAAACTAAAAAGAATGGCGATATAGGTTACTTGCGTACTTACACTGGTAAAGATCTAAACACATCAGACGAAATGGGCTATATGGCTTACGGTCCAACTATTAACTTTGACTTTAGTGGTATGCAGATTAAAAGTGCAAGTGAACTCAGAGCTGCTTGGCCTGAAATGTCAGACGAAGATAAACTAAAGGCTGCTAAACTTATGTACGGCAACGGTGCACCTGTTGCCGTAAAACTTTTAAATCAAGCATTGAGCGATAATGTAGTAGCAGAAGACGCAAGCCCAGAAGAAGAAGATGATTTCCACACTCAATTAGACAAACTTGTACACAAGTATTTTGGTCACAGTTCAGACGAAAAGAAAAAAGACAAAGACGTAGAAGAAAAAGAAAGAGTAATGGCTCCATCATTGAGTGGAGATACTAAATCATTCAGAGGTACTGCTAACAGACTGCCTACAGACAACACTGCTGGAGCAAAGGACATAACTAAAAAAGCCAAGCAAGCAGACATGCCCAGCGGCAGTTATGAACTAGATTTTGATAACCTTGACAAAGAAAAACTTAAAAAAGTTGTAGCAAAATTAATTCCTACTCTCAATCATAAGAAAAATGAAATGGTACTAAGAGCAAGATTTGGGTTAGCACCGTTTGAAAGAGAATATACTTTCAAGCAGATAGCGGATGCGATGGGCGTAACTCCTGAAGTTATTAGACAAAGAGAGGCAACGGCACTGAGACAATTAAGACATCCAGAAAAATCAAGAGAACTTAGACAATTTTTTGATGACAAAAGAAGATAACCATGGACGAACTAGATTATATCAAAAAACTAGCAGGTATTACTGAATTCCAAGGCTATAAGCCATACAACGAAAATATATCTGTAACAGGCACAGAAAAAAAGCGTATAGAACGTGAACGTAATATACAACCGGGCACTGACGAATGGTTTAACCTTTGGTTTTCGCTGCCACATATGACCGGATCATTGAATCAGAAGCCAGGCTTTAGAGGACGTAAAAAATGAAGAAGTTATTTAAACACATGTGGAGAAGTTGGTTCCCGCACTATTATCTTTATGTTACACACAGAGGTACAGAATACAGTATCTATGTAACTGATTTTAAAAAACTGTCGCCTAAAAAGATTTCAGGCTATAACAAAGATAAAGAATATTTTGAGTTTATAAGTATTGAACCAATGGAATATTTAATAGAAGAATACAAGGATGATTTGACATGAGAGAATATTTAAAAATAGTTGAGGCAGCAAACCGAGGATGCCCGCCTGCTACACAGGACATAGATCTCAATCTCAAGAATCGTCAAAAGGGTATAGACGACTATCACTATGGGCCTGCTAATCCTGACAAGCCAGGCGGCTACTGGAAAGATGCTGCTAAAACTTGGGGTATTGATGAAGCAACTGCCAAGTCTATGACCTGCTCAGTGTGTGCTGCGTTTGATGTTAGCGACAAGATGTGGGACTGTATAGCCTCAGGCATCGAAGGCGACGTTGAAGAAGTTGATGCCCTAGCAAGTATTCACAAAGGTGATATTGGTTACTGTAACTTCCTTCACTTCAAATGTGCTGGAACAAGATCGTGTACTGCGTTCGTAAGCGGTGGTCCCATAGACAACAAGGATCGCACAAAGTGAAAATGTATGATCTTCTTGAGAACGATTCAAACATTATAGATAACAAAAACGGTTGGGGTGAAGTTCCTGATAATCGAGAAGTTGATTACAAAGGTCTGCGAGTTATGATGACTCCGCAAACATTTATAGATTTAGCAGCACCGTTACAAGAAGAACCTTCAGATAAAATCTTACAACATATTCAAAATGGTGGAAAAATAGCCAGTCCGTTTCTCATAATAGAAATTCCAGCAGAATGGGAAGATGGTGATTTTTCAATGCCTGCAAGAGTTATTGGGCATGAAGGCAGAAATCGTATGATTGCCGTTGGAAATGTTTTGGGTAACAAGCCAATAGAAGTACACATATTCCCTAATAAAGGAATGAGAGCACGACACATAACAGACGACATGAGAAAGATGCTAAACAAGGGACTGGTAAAAGAAAAAAGTAAAAGCATAGTCAAAGGTCCATTATTTTCATTAACCGAATCAATACTAGAGTGGGGAAGAATCGTTAAAGGTGTTAACACTACTGTTGACGTAGGTCCCAACGAAATTAAAACACAGGCCGCAAAGTTTGGTAATACTGTGGATCGAGACGGACGTCCACCTGTAATGAGTCGAAAGACAAAAGGCTCTACTACTAATGTGCTGTACAATCTAAGTCTGGCTGAACGATATACTCCTATGGAAATAGCCTGTATTGAAGGTGGACATGATCTAAGAGACCTAGAACCATTAAAGGAAGTAGCACCCAAGCAGCCGGGTAGATTGTTCTCGGCATTAACTGAAGACAACAAACCGCACACGGAAGCATTTGACACTGCGGTAGATTGGGTCGAAGGTCCAGGTGCCAAAGGATCAACAGTGTATGCTGCTATGGTAGATGACGCATATATAGAAATCACTTATAAGCCTGTTACCAACGGAGTATATATCTCGTTTACACGCGGCGGAGAATTAAAAGTAACCGGAGGGGGTTCGCAAAATAAAATCTTTGGTGCTGTTATCAATCACATTAAACAATGGGTAGCAAAAAATAAACCAGAACAGATTGTGTTTAGTGCCTTTAAACCTCGCACAGGTGCGTTTGGAAGTCAGGATACAACTCGCAGTGGACTATATCGCAAAATGGTACAACGCTTTGCTAGTCAGAATGGTTATGCTTATGATGTAGAAGACACTGGCAACGAAGATACGTTTATACTAACTAGACAAGGTGTAGAAGAAAACTTTGCGGATGGCAAGAAGCCTGGTAGAAAAGGACTAGCAAAACGCAGTGGCGTAAATACCAAAGCAAGTGTTAGCAGTCTAAGAAAAACTGCTAAGAATAGTTCAGGTGAGAAACAGCGTATGGCACATTGGTTGGCTAATATGAAAGCAGGACGGGCTAAAAAGAAATGAAGATTAATGATATTGTTAATGAAACGACCTCAGCAGGCGGTGTGGCCACAGTAGCAATGCCCATAGGCGGAACAATTAGTCGACAAATGAAAAATCCTGATGGTACAGTTAAAAATGCTCTTGACGTGGATACGAACATCATGGGGCAGAAAAAGAAACCTAAACGTAAAAAGGCATAAATACTACTAATATACCCCCACGGAGTTAACAATGACAAACAAAAAAGTTCAAGAAGGTTTAGGCGAACTTGCTGATATGGCAGAGCGTGACCACGAAGTACAAATGGCACGTGCAGACCTCTACAAGATTGCCAAGTACGCTATCAAACTACATGACATGCTCAAAGGTGTAAGTGAAGCAGAAGGCATCGAAGGGTGGCAGCAGGCTAAAATTACCAAAGCCAGCGATTATATGTCAAGTGTATTTCATAGTTTAGAATATGACAAGAAAATCGAACCAAGCGACCAAATGGATGCTATGGCACTGGCACAGGCTGCTAGAGAATCAACTGATCCATACAAGTCAACACTGCATCAAAAACTGGCCGAAAAGGCAGTTAGTAAATCACAACAGCAGGCCGCAGGCATTGCACTAGCAGCCAAGCGCAAAGGTAAAACTCCCAAGGGCAAGGGTGCGGCGGCAATATGACCTCTGTTACTAATATAATTCAAAACGGTATTGATGTAGATGTGGTTAAAAATATTTTAAGTCGCTTTGGTGTAGAAGATGAGATCGATATTGCAAAAGCACTATCACGAATTGAAGGTAATAACTTAAAACCAATGATTGATTATCTTCAATTTATTAAAAATCAGTAGGTAATAATATGAAGAAACTTGATATAGAACAGGCTGAACCGATTCGCAAAAAGTTTGCGCCCGATTGGGAAATTCGCAAAGGCAAGTATCTATACAAGAAGGTAGCGTTCGACGACTATAATCAAGTGCTGCGTTTTTTAATGACCATCGAAAAACCGCAGGTAAAATTAGATCATTTTGCTGATATAGGATTCTTCTACAACGAAGTTGTACTAATGGTATATACGCATGATGTCGGCGGACTTACACAATTAGATTTTGAACTTACACTGTACATAGATGATGTATTAAACAAAATGGACGCAAAGAGGATATAACTATGGATTGGCACAAACTACAGCAGACACTTTTCGCATTAGACCCAACAGACGCTAGAGAAGACTTAGAAAAACTGAGGGCGCAGGCCAATGAACGAGAAGCTATTGTTGCTCCTACTAAAGACTATGTTATGGAAAACGTCGAAGTACCAAAGGGCAGCATGCCGTTGAATTTAGACAGCATTGCAGACTTTGCTAAACTGGCTGGCATACGTTTAGATGAAAAGCAGAAGCATGGTGATTATGCTCGTGGAAGTGATCCTATGCCAAAAGCAAAGCTGGGTCGTACTAAGCATCCTCTCAAAGACAAACTGGTAGGCGAAGAAGACATAGATGAAGGACCGCTTGATGGATTTGCTAAAGGGTTCCAGTCAGGACAACCTGGCGGTGCTCTAGGTCCAGATGCTGCTGAAAGAACTGCTGGAAAAGTAGTAAACAAACTTACTAATCCTCAAGGAAAACCAAATGCCAATAAACCACAAGCACAAAAGGTAAAAGGTAGCGTAACTGGAGCACAACTAGGTAAACAACTAGGTGTAAGCGATCCTAACACATTCAATCAAGCAGTGCTGAGAGTTAAGCAGGGACAGCCGCTGAACCGAATGCATCAGGCAGCAATGTCAGATGCGTTTGTTAAACTAATGGCAATGGATCCACAATCTACTCAACGAGTAATGCAGTTGCTAAAAAGATCAGAAGCACAAGCAGAATCTCAGGATTTAAAAAATAGAAATCCTGCAAAGAAAAACGAATCAATCAAGGACATGCTCTACGCAAAACTAGCGGAGAAAAAATGAAACTAGTAAATCTAGAACCTAAATTTGATACTAATCCCTATTTGACCAATACCATCGATAATCTAAAGTTAGAAAATCTTCGACTGGATCATTTTGACAAGGACGGCTACGAAGTTCCCACAGTGCTGGAACGTATGTTTTACGAGGCTGCGGGTATAGAACTTAACAACCAAATACAGTATCACGTTGCTCCAGTACAAGAATGGTATGTTGACGCAGAATACTCAGAACGATTTTTAATATTAGATCACTGTATGCTGTTAACACGTTATGCACTAGCAGGTGATGCTAGAGCACAGGTAGAACGTGTAGAACAACAACGTCCTATTCTAAACAAACTGTTGGGCATCCGTCCTAAGTGGGGCATCGACTTTAGTCTAGATTATATCGACCACGGCATCGCGTTGGAAGTGATACACATCGAACAAGACTTCGACAACGTAGACGAAGCCAACGATGCTAAACAGCGTTTAGAAACTATCATCGAAACTACAGACTGGTATCAAGGTGTAGTTGATTTGACAAAGTGTAAGCACCAATGGGAAAATCTCAGTTCAGATGACCATTCAGATTTCAAAGCACAATTTTTCGGTTGGGCACGAGCTTTTGACAATCGTAAGGTATTTTCCACTTGACATTTATCCAATAATATCATATAGTTAGTATTATATAAATGGAGGATAGTATGAGTGATCGTACCTACGGTGCCGAGGAAAAGGCCAAACTTGAACGTCTTGTAAAAGAAGGCGTAACAGTACTACAAGAAGTTGAAGATCTCAACGCAGGTCTTAAAGATACTGTAAAAGCAGTTGCAGAAGAACTTAATATTAAACCAAGTCTTATTAATAAAGCAATTAAGATTGCTAAAAATCGTGACTGGAATGCTCATGCAGATGCACATGAAGACTTAGAAACGCTGATTGCTACGCTTGGCTACGATGCAGATGAATGAAGTAGTTCATAAAGATATTTTAGGAAATACTATTAGGGTAGACGACACTGTTGTCTACCCAGCACACAACAGTCTTAAAATAGCCACCGTTACAAAAATCAATCCCAAAATGATCAATGTTGTAGCAGTAGGCAGAGGATATCCTGATAGAAAATATCCCACAGATCTATTAGTAGTAGATGATCCTAAAATCACAATGTATATGTTGAAGTACCAAAAATGAATAAACCTTATCAATGGCTGGCTTGGATCAGTACAGTGTGTCTACTCGTAGCCGCAGCACTGGCAGCTCTAAACATATATCCTTACTACATATTTGCATTCATAGCTTCGAACAGCTTATGGATATTGATAGGCATACTGTGGCGAGAAAAAAGTTTGATAGTCCTAAACTCAGGGCTAACTATAATATACATCATAGGTTTACTAGTGTAAGAGTCGCTCACTTTACGAGCAGGTATAAAGGTGTGCAGGCCATAAACTGCGAGGAGAAATAGATGCCATATGTCGACGCGATATTTGATCGAGATAGTGATATTATCCGTGTTGTCGAAAGACGTGACGGAAAGAGAACATTCCAAGAATATCCAGTAAAATATACTTTTTATTATAAAGATCCCAAAGGCAAGTACAAGAGTGTATATGGTGATCCTCTAACTCGTGTAGTGTGTAAAAACACCAAAGACTTTAGAAAAGAAATTGCTATTAATCGAGGCAAGGATCTTTTCGAATCGGACATCAACCCAATCTTCCAGTGTCTAAGCGAAAACTATCTCAATCAAGATGCTCCTAAACTGAATGTAGTATTTTGGGACATTGAGACTGACTTTGATCCAGAGCGAGGCTTTGCTCCTACGGATGATCCGTTTATGCCCATCACTGCTATCA